TGTAAGGAAGATCTTGGGAAACCGGAGTTTGCCATTTGTACTCACCACGAGCATTTTCAACCATGATGATATTCTTACCACCAAAAGATGATAATTGATAAAGGGGCATTTCAACTTTCTGAGCCATAGCCCAGATGTCTACCGGACCTAAGTCCATTGGTTCTGCATCCTTTAACATGTTTACTAAGTGATATGAATCTACATGGGAACTAGCATTGTAGTTCGTGTCACGCAAGAATATACCATTGTTTAATACTGGAGTTGCCATTTTTTCTTGTTTGTTTTAGTTTATAATTTATGATTTTTATTTAATTATTGTTATTTATTTCTCTGAAAGAAGCTACCTTGTTGTCTTTGAATACCTGTACCAGGTTTACGCCTGCTTGCATTATCATCATCATCTTGTCCTTGACTAGCTGTGGTCTTCTTGCTTTCTTCAGTTTTCAAAGTACGCACTGTTTTTTCTACTTGTTCTTTACTACCTACAGCTTTAAGCTTAGCTTTATATCCTTCCGGATCAGCTAACAACCAAAGAGCTTCGCTAATTAAAGCTGGGTTAGGTTCTACATATTGATACTTCTCTAACAAGTGACCTAGTAGGTTAGTAGGGCGACCAGATACTGAAGGATAATTGGCTTGAGTTAACCCACCAAATAACATGTTCTGTACCTTTTTGTCTAACTTAATTCCATTAAGTTCACCCGGTTCAAGGATCTTGTATATTGTATCAGTATATACTGCAGCTTGTTGTTGTTGTTGTTTACGCTTACTTTCTTGCTCCTGTAACTGTCTTGCTACAATTTGCTCTTGCATAGCATCCAATTTCGGTTTGAATTTATTAGCCTTAGCTTCTAATTCATCGCGATCTTTCCAAGCTTCAATCTCTTCTTCTATTTCTTCAGCATCACCAAACTGGGTTGCATGTAAATAGCTTCTAACAATTTGTTCTTGGCTTGATTCATCAGTAGTATCTAACTGGCGAATTTCTTCTACTGCAGCTAGAGATCTGAATAAACTCTTTAGATCATCACCACCATTAGCAACATAGTGAGCTGCTACTTGTAATTCTTCCGGAAGATTTTCATAGAACTCAGTAGATGCTTGTTGTCCAAACTTCTGCTTCTTAGCATTTTCATTTGATTCAAAAAGTTCTTCCCAATCTTTGAGTGTATATTTGGATACATCTTCTTCTCCTTCAAATGGAGTAAGATATCCTTTCTCAATAAGGCGCATGCCTAGTTCTACTAGACCGGTAGGACGACCACCTTTTTTTGCATCTTGAGCATCGGCATCTTTCTCTTCATCGGTCTTAGGTTTAAGAAGATCATTAATTTCTTCTTCTTCTTCTTCAGTTTTTGGAAGAGGTTTGCCAGCAGCTATTGCTGCAGCTTTTGCTGCTTCATCAGCGGCTTTTTCATCATCAGTCTTTTCAATGAGCATTTTATCAATATCAACCGGAGCTGATCTTGAAAAAAGATTTGGTTTAGCTTCTTCCTCTGCAGGAACCATAATGTTGGCTCCCCCTGGTGTACCTAGCAACTCATCAATGGATATATCCATCTGACTTATTGCTGTTTTGTCGTTAGTTTCTGGCATGTTAGTTGGTTTATGTTGGTTTATGTTTAATTGCCTATGTTATAATATAACAAAAATATAGAAATAAACTTTATAAATTTGAAACTATCTCTAAAGCTCTTATAAATATTTTGCAATATATAGCTATAGCCTATTTTTTCTTATTCTTTGCTTGTTCTTTTGCCTTGGCTTTAGCTTTAGTATCAAACTGATTTTTGTTTTCTCGGGCTATTTCTAGATCCGTTTGCTTCATACCTACCTGGGCTTGCAACTTTTCACGCTCAAGTTGATTCCTCTCTCTATCATTAGATATTCTATTACTCTCCTTAGTGTTCTGAAGATTCATTGTATCCTGGAATTGTTCAGACTTTTGTATTTGTCCTAGGGCATCTAAGTAATCAGATTGTTTATTAGCATTGATATCCTGCATAGCTCCGAAGCCGGCAGACTTAATCTCTGCAACAAGAATATCTTTTCTTCTATCCTTTTCTTTCTCTTGCATATCATGATCAAGCTGCAACTGCTTCTCTTGAAGTCTTGTTTGCATCTCTTGCTCTTGCATCTGCTGTTGATGTTGTTGTTCTTCTTGACGGATAGCCGCAGTCTTTCTATCGATTCCTTTAAGAGAATTAGTAAGTTCTCCCATAGACTCAGCCTGCATAACAGTACCTAGATCATAGATGCTGGCACCCGCTGTGTTATTGCTGGCTGCTAATTGTTTCATCTGTTCTAGAATAGCTCTCTGATTAGACTTGGTTGTAGCAAAGATGTTTAAGTCACGTAACAATAGATCTGTACCATTCATCTCAAAATTTACTTTCTCATCGTCAGAAGTTATGTATTGCAGTCTCAGTGATGGTTTTGTAGAGTTGTAGAACATGGCTAAGTCAGTTCTCATCTGGTGCACGCGCGGCATTAAGTTATCACAGTGTTGGATAAAGTAATTCTCAGTCTGTGCAAAAGATCCTATTAAGGCTTGCTCAACACCTTTAGCGGTATCAATCTGTCCCATTTGCTGACCTAACCTTTGTGGTGTAATTCCAATTAGTTCAAAACACTGTTGCTTGAAATAATTGGCCATCTGAATCCTAGACATCATACGATTAGTCTGCTCTAGATTCATTACCTGGAAAGGATTCTGAGAAATAGAGTTTTCTGTATTGGCAATAGATGTATCCAAAGGAAGGATCTGGAAGTTCTTCATGGCCACATAGGCCTTGGCAAAGTTGTTCTTGCCCCAGTCTTCCCCTAAAGAACGCTTAGGTAAGGCATTCTGATCTAGCATAATCACGGTACCTAGTTCATCAATAAGGATATCTGCTATTTGGTTATTCACAATGTTATACCCGATCTGGAAAGGCTTCATTAAGTCAACCATAGAAGTTGATCTTGTATTCCTGTCATTGAATACAGCACCCTCTACAGGGAGTTTACATCCATAGAGAGTTGAGTCTCCCTTGAATTGAAATTTCAAAGGGCCCATTTTATTCTGATCAATACCTAAGTACATAGGATTCACACCGCCGGGGTTATTCATACCCCAGAAGCTAGGATGATTAGGACCAATCTTAACTCCACCATAAACCTGGTTAATCCAGATCCAGTCAATGTGTTCTCCAAAGATCAAGGTATCCTTGGTTTTATTCTTGATTAAAGTTGTATCATAGATGGGCTTATCCGTTACAAGATAGTCTTCACTAATAATATCAGTAACTACTTCTCCATTCTCGCCAATCTTAGTTAGGTGACCCACTTTTCTTTGAGACTTCCAGTAAGCTGTAGTCACGCGTAATAAGAAGGCTGCACCCATGGGCGCGTAGTCTTCTCCTTCAGCCATAATCCAATTTATGATATCTCCACCATTGAAGACAAAGTTATCATACATAGATGTAAACTGTCTGTAGGCTAAGGACGGCATATTGGTATTCCACTCATGAGACTTGGTAGCGTCATAGTAAGATCCATCATTCTGGTAACCCTGTAGAGGATATCCGGCAGACCTCACAGGATAGATAGATTCAATAGATTCCAATTGCTCTTGAGTCATAGCATATCCATACTTATCAATTACATCAGCAATAGTCATCATCTCTATGCGACCAACCCAATTACCCTGAGAGATATATCTTGCTTCTGCCGACTTATGATAGAAAGTAGTAACCGGATTCCAAAGTTCAATGTCATAATCATCTTCCATCATCTTCAAGTGCCAGAACTCTCTGTCAGTAATTAGCATATCACGGAAACCGCGCTCCTCTAACTCATCCATCTTGAAGCGCTCTTCATCAATCTTGGTCTGATGCATAGCCCATTGCTCAACCATGCTTCGGTAATCCTTGTCAAAGAAATTCTGAATTTCAGGAAGAGTCTTCAGATTTTCAGGAGACAATTGCTGTTGCATTTGCGCCTGCACTTCTGGATCATTCTGATCAAGCCCCTGCTCAATCATTCTGGCCATAAGCTTTTCTTCAGCACGCTGAAGAAGAACTTGCTCAACTTGAACTCTTTTTTGTTCTAATTGTTCATTATAGGAATATTCATCCTTTGCATGGAAGGTAATTTTGGTATTTCTTTTAGCAAACTCGGCTGTGAGAACATTCATAACATTAGGAATGATAGGATAGAATTTCAATTCTAGAACTGTAGGATCCTCTTTTGTTAAAGTATCTACAAGATCTTGCATCTCATTGGACTCTTCAATCATATAGTCTCCGCGATCAATAACCCCTTTGGCCAACTTATAGTTTTTCATTAGCCGGCGCGCATTCCTGCGGATCTGCTTAAGACCATTCCATTCTAGCCAGTCCATGTTCCAAGCTGTCCATTCTTGGTTCTTTTCTTTTTTAGGGAGGAACTGTAAAGGTTGAGTTATTGATCCCATCCTGTTGTACTCAGCCTTCTTACCGGACTTGAGTTGCATCGCGTTTAATACTTGCATAGCTTTATCTTATGTTCTTAAATGGGTTCCTTGGAGGTCTTTTATCCAAAGAGCTTTGGCCCATCCCAATATGCCGGAATGGGCTATTAGTAAATTTATATAAATTTTCTGACTTTTGCAAGTCTTTTTTGTCTGTTGTGTCAAATCTCTTTCTGATACCTCGGTTTGCTTCTTGCACCTTAGCAAAGGCTATCAGAGCCCCTAGTGCTATTAACCTATCCACATTGAGACCATCTCTGTATTGCTGCATCTCAACCATGGCCATTTTATCAGGAATTCTTTCAATGCCGTAAGTTATCTTAACCACCTTACCCTCTTCTGTAGTTGTCTCTTCTAATACTTCTTTACAGAAGTCAATTAAGTAAGGTAAGATATGGGCCCGAAAGATTGTTCCCGTGTTGCGCCAACCATACTCCATGTTATGACCTTGAACATTGTCAAGATCCTTCCTGAAGGTAATCTGATTCTTAGGGACCAGATACTTCTGCTTACGCTGCTTGATCATGTGAGTTATAAAGCCGGGAACATTGCTCTCAACAAGGGTCCAGGCATTATACCATTCAATCATAAGCTCTAATCTCTTGTGAGTTTCGTTGATATCATCAAAGCGTCCACACCATTGTGCAACTATTTTATCCTGCTCTATGTATGTTTTTACATCCACTCCATCTTGTCTAGTCACCTCAATAGGTATTTTGTAAATATATATAGAACACAATGATTCAGATGTTGTAGTCTTACCTTGAGATACCGGGTCAATAGACGCGTAATAAGTACCCCAATCAGCTGTTAGATCTGGTTTCTCATACATAACAATTACACCAGACTTGTCTTCAGAATTTTTCTCTACTGGAAACTTGCTTACAGGAAGTCTTTTACTCTTCTCAATAATCCATGTTCCATCAGCATTTCTAGATAAATCAATATATTCTGTGTGATATTCTTTATCTTCTATTCTTCTCTTCTGCGCTGCAACCAAGTGACTAGGGAATAAAGACACACTTCTTGTAGCAAAAGCTTCTTCAATATTCCGCGGATGCTGGGATACTTCTAGTTGATAATCCTCAGGAGCAAGATCTTTCTTGATCTTAGCGAAGTATTCTTCTAGCATTACCAAAGCTCGCTCTACTTCTGAGTTACCAAACTTATCTACACAAGGAGGCATAGACCACTGTTCTGGAATAAATAAACCGCTTCTTCCTACAGTACCTCTATCATCTAGAAGATCTGACTCAACATAGAATATCTCATTAGCTTCAGGAGTCTGAATCATCTTCCTTAAAGGCTCACACTGTTCCAAGTCACCTACAGAACCGGCCGCAATAAATGTACCAGTGGTGATCAAACCTGATTTCAAAGCAGGCTTCATATATCCATAGGTAAACATCATATCCGGAGCAATCCCACCCTCTTCATGAAAGAAGTAAGTACAGGGTCCACCTACACCTGCTGTAGGATCTTGTTCAAAAGATGTTCCTTTAAGGATACCTTTCAGACCCTTCAAAGTTTTTCTTGTAGTTCCTGGGATAGTTACTTCAATCTGTTGTTGCCAGTTCAGTACTTTACCTGGATTCATAGGACGATACCAAGCAGTATTCTCATCCAAAAAGTTTCTATACTCTGCTAAGAACTTCCAAGTATCTTCTACATATGCCTTAAGAGAGGCTCCTATTTTTAAGATCGGAGTTTCTTCAAACCAAATCTGGTTAATTAGTTTGGCTGCATGAAAATATGAAGAGGCTATCTGACGTTTCTTAAGAA